CATACTAATAAGTAATTTGTTCTATTATAACTTAACACCAGTCCGAGAAGCCAAATAGTTCTTAATAAACTCAGCCTCAGCCTTCCTAAAAGCAGCCCTGTTAGCAGCAGAACCACCCGACGGACTCTTAGGCTTCTTAGGCTTCTTAGCAGCCACACCACCCTCAGGAGGAGGCTTACGCTTCCCACCCTTCGGCTTTTGTCCACGCCCAAACTTATTCATATCGGCACGAATCTCAGCCTTAAGTGCATCAGCCTCGTAAGACGCTTTAGACGGCTTAGGAGGGCGCATAGTAGCCTTACGAGGGGGCTGAATGATAGACCCACGAACATTAGATGGCTCTACAGCCGAACCCCTTGGGCGAGGCGTAGGGGCATCACCAGTACGACGAAGAATCTGATTAGCACGCTTTTGCGCTGCACGCTGCTCAGCAGCAGTTTGCGCCATAGTTTTACCCTTAGGAATATAATCCCGTTTAGGTCTAGAAGGCTTGGACAAAGTCTTTGGCTTCTTAGGTGACATACCAGCACTAGGCTTAGAAGTAGGAACATTAGACTGTGGTTTAACCTTGGGTTTTGGTTTTGCTTTGGTTACAGCAGCACCAGCCTTTTTGGCTGGTTTTGTAACAGGAGAAGTAGGGTATTTCAAATAAGAGTTAATTGGGTATTGCTTATAATATTCCATACCTGCACGCTTGGTTGTCATACCTGACAGCATTTTTTTAGAGGTTTTAGCACCAAATTTTTTGGTTAAACTTTTTGCTAGTTTTGCAATATCATCAAGAGGAATGTTGATTGCTGGTTTTTTTGAAGCCATAATTATTTAACCTTTTTACCACTAGGAAGTTTATTAACACCAGCATTTACACCAGTATCGGCAAATCCGTAAATTACGCCTTTTACGGCACCACGAGCAACTTTTGCTGATTTATAATATTTAGCACCTTTTATAGCCTTGTTAACAAGTTTGAAACCTTTACCATAAGGTACAAGCCACACACCACTTTTTGATGCAACATCTTTCCAACCCTTACTAGGGTCACCAAGTTGTGACTTCATTGCAGAAGTCATACCTGCAACTGCTTTATTGCCACCTTTAGCAACTACCTGTGTGCCTTTGTTGCTTACATTCTGCGCCCGTGACACAACAGCACTAGCCTGCGCCGTAGCACCTCGTGGTGACGGCTTGCTAAACAGTTTGTTTGCTGCATTTATAATGTCACGCAAATCTTGTGGTTTTTTAGCAGCCATAATTATTTCTTTTTAGGTGGGCGAGGAGGAGCAAGCCTATTAGCCTTTGCTGCTTTTTGTGCTGCAATTTTGGCTATTGCTGCTTTTCGTTTTGCATTCTGTTCTGCAGTTAATCGGCTTTTAGTTGGAACAATAGGTGCATAAGTAGTGGGCAAGCCAATGTCCCCTTTGTTTTTCCGATAAAAATTAGATGTTTCAGTGCCAGATTGCATATTTTTGCGAAGTTTTTTCTCAGCAGAAGTGCTTTTTGCTTTTCCAACTTTACGAGAAATTACGCTTTTACCGTACACTTCTTTAACAGCACCAGCACGGCGTGCGTCACTTAAAGTTTTGTGTCGTTTAGCAATTACTGCAACTTCTTTATTTAAAGCATTCTTTTTTGTTGCACGAAAAACTTTCTTAGCAACAGGAATAAGAATATCATCCACAATGCCTTGTGAATGTAATCCACCGATAGCAGGTCCACGCTTAGCCATAATTATTTTCCTTTTCGTTTAGGAGGAAGTGGTTTAGTTTCCATTTTCAACTTGTTCAAAGCACCTCTTTGCCTAGAAGATTGCTGTGCTTTAGGTGCAGACTTAACATAACCTTTAGCCCTCATCAACTGCTCTTTACGCAGTTGTTTAACAACTTTAGCATCTGTATTTTTTAAAACAGGATAAGCCTTTTTGACTTGTTTTCTAATTTTAGCATTTCCAACAAGTTTGCCTATTCCTTTAACAACATCATCTACGATGCCTTGTGAATGCAAATTTCCAATAGCAGGTTTTTTAGCAGCCATAATTACTTGCCACCTAGTTTACGATATTTACGGGCAACTGGACTGGCTGTACCCAAAGAATCAGTTAGATTCTTTGGCTTTCTAAATGGTCCAGCATAACGAGATGTTTTCAAAGAATCATTAGGTGTCATTTTAATAGGTGTTCCGTTGCTAGGTCGCCCATATTTAGATTTGCGCTTTCCTTCGTAATTGCCTTTTTCTTTATTTATATCTTCGCGTGGTTTCATATTAATCTCCTAGCCTAGAAAGTTTCCGTGTGTATCTTGATGTTTACGCAACTTATTTCTTGCAGCACGCTTAGAAGCAGCATCAGGTGCATTCTGCATTCTAGCCTGAAGGTTTAATTGGTCTGCCTTCTTCTTAGCATTACCTTTTGCTCGTTGCGAACCAGCAAGATTTCCTTGACGAACAACCTTTTTAACTTCCTTTTTAGACATAGGAATCTCTTTACCACCACGACCCTTTTTAGTACCTTTAGCAGCAGCAGCATCGCCAAGACGAGTAGCCCTCAAAGTTCTTTCTTGCGCTTTAATAACTTTCTTACCCATTTCACGCTGTGCAAGAATGCGTCTAGCAGCAGCAATCTCTTCAGCAACAGTTAACTTCTTAGAAGCAGCCTTACGAGGCTTCGTTGCTTTCTTAACAGGGGAACCATCCCAATTTTTGCCTTGCTTAGCCATACGCTGCATATGCTTATCAGCATCAGCAGAAATAGATTCTACTTCACGACGCTTAACTTTGCCACGAACAAGTTGCTGTTCCATCTTGCCTGCTTTAGTACGCATACCAGAAACAGCAGGGTTACCTTTTGATTCCAATTTGCTAACAATACGGTTTGCTTGAGTCTTTTTTGCTGGACCTTTGGCACCAGCCAAAGCCAACTTCAGCAATCTTGCAAGGTCATCACCAATAGGTAATTTAGGTTTACGAGCCATTATATAATCCTTAATATGTCAGACTAGGTGGGGGAAATACATCCCCCACCATTGTCCTCTGTGTTCTACTGCTAATTAAGCAGTCTTGGCTGTCAACTTGCCTTGCTTCTTACGGTTACGGACCGTGAGGTTACCGTAGCACATAATCAAAGCATAGCGTGCATCCATGTTCTCAGGGCGTACGAACTCTGTGTTAGAGAACCACTTACCAGAGTGACCTACAAGTGAAATGTACTTTGAGTTGATAAAGAACATGTTTCCAGCAGGTGCATGGACATCATAAGTTACAGGCGAAGCCTTGAACAACAAGTTCTGGAATCCAGCGTTTGCAGTCGCAGTGTCCGTGTAACGAACCTGTGGTTGCAGAAGTGATTCATACTTCTCAAACAATGTTTGAGTTGTGAGAACCATGTCTGGATGGTCATTACCAACTGATACAGTGTTGTAGGCTGTAGCCATTTGTGCGAGGGTCAAAGCACCAGCAGTGTTTTCCTCGTACGAACGCCACCAGTCGTTATCCTGACCAGTTGCTGAGTTGATACCACCAACGGTGTTGCCTGATTCAATCAAGTTTCCAAGACCGTTCCAAGACTTACCTGAGTCTGTACCACCAGCACCAAGGGTGTCGGTTCCGTTACCAAAGAACATACGGTTGAAACCTTCACGCATAGACTCTTCAGCCTGCATGATTTTGGCTTCAAGCAAGTTAATTACTTCTTGCTCGCCGTTGTTCTTAGCCTCTTCAATACCAGAAATTGCAATGCTAGCAGCGTACTGCTTCCATTCAAATTCTGCTGCTGAAATACCAGCCTGAGGGGTTAGGTCAATTGTGTCATAACCAGAATATGGCTTGACTGTGCTGCTTTCACCGTAGATAAGTGGCTCTACGATTTTTGTACCACCATTAAGCATACGAATACGACCCTTGTTCATAAGGTGGTATGTAAGTGGGCGTGCTGAGAAGATGTTATCAGTCAACTGGTCACGATAGTTCGCAAGTGTTGTTGACAGAATAGCATCAAAGTTACTGTTTCCAGCCATAGTATTTTCCTCCTAGGAAATGTTAAAAATTGGCGTTTAATTGTCTTTTAGCAGTCATCCAAGCATCTGAAATATTAGTAATAGGTTCAGCAGTGTCAGTTGTAGTGTTCGCAGTAGCAGAAGAGCCACCAGAAACCACACTAGCCTCACGCTTAGCCTCAACAACGGAAGATTCCTTCTGTTGTTTAATCTGTTGCGCTTGACTTTCCAACTCACGCTGCTTCATCATTTTATCAAAAGCCAGTTGTTTGTATGTTGCTTCTAAATCGGTTGTGTTGCTGCGTAAAGCAGTTTGCACAACTTCATTTGTGTCAAAATCGGGATATCTAGCCTGCAAACGGGAAATTTCTTTCTCAATCTGCTGTTGAGACTGATACTCTTCAAACTGTGCCAAACGCTGGTCCAACTCACGGATTCTACGCTCACTAGGGTCCATATCCTCTTCATAAGAAGAGTCTATCAATTGCTGTGCTTGCCCTAAAGTTACGCCGTAATGACGGCTTAACAACTCTAGAGTGGCAGCAGGGTCACTATCAAGTGCTGTCTGCAATGAACTAGCAAAATTGAGAGATTCTCTCTGCTGTGCTAATTCCTGCGTCTTGCGTGTATAATCTGCCTGTCGTTGATAACCAGCAATCGCCTCAGAAAGAGGAATATGCTGCTCCTCACCATCAAATTTTACAGGGACTCTATAATTAGAGTATTCTGCAACATCCAAAGATGGGCTATCATCTATATGACTATCCTCACTGGAACTAGTTGACCCTTCGGGTTCTACATCAGATATGGGTGCGAAATCTTCGCTCATTTTATTTTTCTCCTAGAGTCCAAAAAAGGTTGCTCATACCTATAGGGAGGTTGTTCCCTATTGGGGTGGAAGTTGTCCTTGCATTGGAGGCATACCACCCGATTCGGGTGGCATACCTCCACCCATAGCCTCTGGAGGAGGTGGGGGTGCTTGGACAAACTTCTCAGGATTCTTAATATTAAAGCCAACCTGAAGAACATAACTAGCAAGTTCCTGCATGTTGATAATACCTGAACCAGCGAACGGTGCCATAGCATCCACAACCTGTAGAGCCATTTGACGACGCTGTGCTTCGTTATGGGGTTGTGTTGAGCCACCAACTACCTCAAAGTCAAAGTCGCCTTCTAGGTATTCACGGTCATACTCAACCCAGAACGGTTCACCATCTTTACCAATTATACGGGCAACCTGTTTACCAGTCATAAACTGCTGAGCCAAAATAAGCATACGGCGAGCAACCTCACCAATAACCAACTCAACAATAGCCAACTTATCAGCCGTACGAGAGTTAGCAGCATCCTGAACAGCACTGATTTCTGTCGCCGTACGACGAATCTCAGGAATGCCACCATTCATAAACTCAGGCAAACCAGTAATACGGTTAATGTCATTAGTAATCAAATCGGACTGACTATAAAATTCTGGGGGGCTTATAACAGCAGGGAATGCTGTTACTACGCCACCCAACGGTTCATCAGAAACAACAGGGACCATAACATTATCATCATCAGATTCTAAGGCTGTACGCCCAAACTGGTCAAACGCTGATTCCTTATAGAGATACTTACGAGAAAACTTCTTACGATGATTCATCATCTGCGTACGAGTTTCGTTCAGTTCCTTCTGTAACGGTTCAATCTGTTCAAGGTCGCCAATAGGGTAAAAGGCATCTGGAACATCATAGTTACGCAACATAACAAAAGGATGTCCAAACGCATACGGCATCTTCGTAGGTTTAATAAGGAACACTTCGCTGTTCTCAGTGAAAACGCACATTGTTTTAGTACGGATATCATAATACTCCCATATTTCAGCATAACCATAATTCTTGTCGTAAACCTTACGCTGACTAGGGTCATCAGAATAACGACTAACAGCCATAATAGTCACATCTTCACGCGCAGCCTTATTGTAACGCTTATCAGACTTAACCTCAGCAATAGGGCGACGAATACGCTGTGCAATCCACTTAGCGTCGTGCATGCTTGTAGCATCAGCATCAATGAACACATCAAAAGGAGACACCCGTTCAGCGAACGGGCAGTCGGTTGTTATGACAGAATTACTAGTAGATTCACCACCACCAACAGGGTCACTATAATCCTCTTCACCACTTTCACTGATGGCTCCTTCCTCAACAAATCTATAACCAGTTTTAATCCATCCGTGACCTACAATAAGTAGGTCTTTAACGGCACGACGGAACTCTTCACGAATATTACGGTACTTCCACCAATAGTTAACCACAGCCTCAGCCACAACAGCATTAGGTGCATTTTCAGGTTTTTGTGCGTTAACCGTAATCTTAGGATAGTTCACAGCCACAGCAGGACCAATAACATTGACAGTGGAAAACGAAATGTTAATCAACATTCTGTCCTCGTCACTATAATGGTCATAATGCTTACCCTTATAGATGTCAACAAGACGCTTCCAAGTAGCGTCATGTCCTTCATCTTTACGCCACTTTCGTGATGTCTCAATATGTTGACGATATTGAGTAAGGATTTCTAACTGTGATTTACGAGCCATTATTTAACTGTACGACCAAAAGCAGCATCATTAGGGTTCAACCAACGAACCACAGGAGGCAGAAAGGCTGCTGTAATGGCAGCCCACAAAGCCTTGGGGGAGGTTTCGCCAGCCAATACAACCGTCAGAACGGTTGCAGCAGATGAACGGACATAAGAGGCAAAAGCGCACTTTTGTTCCTGAGTAATATTAAACTTCATTTCTTTTTCACTTTCTTTTGTTTAGCCGTTTTAATTGCAACAGCAGCCTTTTTAGCATCTTTCATACCTTTAGCAGTGTAAGGAAATGTTTTGTTTCCAACTTTTGGCATTATTTCTCTTTTCCTTCGTGCCAACCAATATGGTTGTCAACTTTTGTTCCAACTTCATCAACCTTGTATAAAACCCTGTTAAGCAGTTCCCGACCTTCACTATGTTGGCTTGAGTTTTCCCTACGGAGCAACTGCATCAATACCACAAGTGGACCAGCAATAATAGCCACCACAATAGGTACAAGCCAAGATTCCATTTAAATCCAACGAGTCCCGATAGGTTCAGCAGTTATACCCTTAGCAGCAGAGTCAGCGACAGTTTTGCGCTGGATTTCCCCAATCGTAGGACCACTGAAAACTTCCTTACCATAGGTAAAGCCGATACGAATGCCACGAATGTGGCATTTAAAACAAATTTCGCCTCGTTTTTGCTTGACTTCGTGTGCTATTTCACCACAATCAGTACAAATAAATCGTTTTACTTCCATAATAATAGATAGTTTGTTCCCTAGAGGGGGTTTTTGGTATCTACACGGATATTATGCCCACCAATCGGTACTTTACCAACACCTTTTTCGCTAAAAAGGTGCTGTTCCCACCAAAGCATACTATTTTTAGGTACGGGGGTGTCCCCCCGATACTCGGACAACCAAACATACTTCAACATCTGGTTGGCAATAGCCAAAGACATAGTTCTGTCGTCGTGGGGCGACCCTGAAGTCTTTCCGTTGTCCTTGCGAACATAAGTACGCAACTCCCCAATAGTTTTGTAGCAGTAAATGGTTAGTTCGTCGTTACGGATAGCAGCCGATAACTCGTCAATACACAACGGCTTAGTAACCGTTGTGGTTTTCCAACCTAAAGTTTCAGTAGCCTGAGGGCTGCGTTGAGTAATTTTACGCTGACGGTAAAGATTACGGTAGCCAGCCCGTTGGGCAGCCTTAATTGTGGTTAAACCATGGTTGTTTGATTCAATACATAATAAAGCCTGATTATACCACCAAGACAAATCAGCCAAAATCTCCCCAAACACATCAGGTTCACAATGTCCATGCCAATGAGCCATAACTTCACCCGTTGTGGCATCTATAATATGGGCAGAACTATAATCACCATAACTAAGTCCTTCAGCCACATCAGCCCCAACACAATACACACTATCAGGACTAGGGAAACCCCAAATACTAAGAGGACCATCTTCATCCTCACGGAACTCATACTTTTTATCAGAATAAGCATGCAAATAACCCTCTAAAGGTTCAATAGTTGCAATACTGTCCAATAAGTCAATGTCAAATACAGGGTTACCTGATTTGACAAAAGCCTCTTCAGGGCTACGAGGGTATTCTTGATGCAACTGCCACGACTGCATATTCTTTGACTTAACTAGGTACCAGTCCTCGTCACGGTCACCAGCAGACCAAGGAAAAAAGATTCCTTCAAATTGGTTTGTTCCCGTTTGGGAACCAACCCACATTTGGTGAAAGAAGTTACCTGAACCGTTTGCAGTGGACAACCCGATAACACGCCCACCGACATCAGCAATAGGTTCAATAGAAGCCCACGCTTCCTCAGGGTTAGGAAGGAAAGCCCATTCGTCAACAATAACTAAATAAACAGATTCACCACGAGCAGGGTCAGAACCACTAGGCAACGATTCAATAGCAGACTCATTCTCAAACATCATCTTCTGCTGATGGTCACTAGTCTGTTTAGGTCCTCGTTCTTTCATCCACTGAGGAAGAAACCTGAAACCATATTTAGATTTAGCAAGCAACTTAACAGATTCTCGTTCGGTACGGCTCAACATAACAACAAAACGGTCAGGTTGAAAAAATACCAGCCAAAAAGCGTATGCAGCAGCCAAAGTGGAGAAACCAATTTGGCGTGCTTTCAACACAATACTGTAGCGTTCAGACATCCAAGTTTCCATTGTTTCTGTTTGTGCTTCACGCATAGCGAATTTTATACGCCCTTTTTCGGGGTGTTTAATGTACCAATAGTTTTCGCAGAAGTAAACGAATGCTTCTAGTTGTTGTTCAACAGTTGCATTTTCAGGTCCACGACACAAACGCCACTCTCGTTCGTTAATTAATTGTTGCAAATCCATAATTAATATTTACATACTTTCTAATATGGTTTTTTTGACCATAAACAATTCTGTTCGTGACTTCAAATAAAAAGCCATATTTTTATCGTCTTGGTCGTTTAACAACAACCAAGACGCTTCTAGGTTTTTAGCGTCTTTTGATAGTTTTTCATTATCTGCTTTTACAACATCCTCAAAATTGGTTGTATCAGGATACAATTTAATTAGCGAGGACAAACAGGAATGCGCACAATTCTTTTTAATAAACACATCCAACTCGTAAGAAATGTGTTGCGCATCCATAGGTCGCACACGAGCCATAGGGTTACCTTTAAGATATTCAAAAATTTGCATATCAGGTTGATTAGAAACCAACAAATTATTAATCCCTAATGTATCTACAAAAGTAAATGCTTTTTTAGCAACAGATTCTTCATTATCAAACGGTGATTGTGAAACTTCTGACCATTCTAAAATTAACTTTAAAATTTCACCTAAACTATAAGTAGCAAAAGGCGTAGTTGAATTATTCATCAACTCAGTTTTGTTATTTTTATTTTCTCGTTCAATATAAACAATATGACCCACACCGTTAATAGACATTATAGGTTCATAAACAAGCAAAGCATCTGCTACATCAGGAATAACAATCGTAGAATCTCCAATAGGGTCAGTGAACAATTCAACGCCATAAAGTCCAGCATCGCATCTCCACTGGTTATCAAATGACGGTACAGGTGCAGAGTTCATAAACACAAACCCCCCATTGTCCACGCTATCTATGCCATGTTTATAGTATTCATAAATGCGTTCAAAAATTTGAAGGCTAACAACCTCAGACACGACACCATTAGTAGCAATCAGGTTATGTTTGCTAATATGTGTGAAGTATTCTGGAAAAGCGACAAGTATCTGTCCGTTGTCCATTTCAAACAATTCATAATCTGTAAACAAAACATTGTTGTTTACTTCTTGATAATACAAATCAATAGTTTCTGATGTTGCATTTAATTTTTGCAACATAAAAAACATATTATATTTATTTACTTCATTAATGTTAAATTTTTTAATATTCATAATCACGGTCCATAGTATTGAAAATAACACATTCCTGCTGTGCCAGCAGCGTTGGGTCCTCCACCACAACCGTACACGCCTGTATTGCCACCAAAAAGAATTCTGTTGCCTGTGCCGTTGGCTGTACTTCCAGAGCCACCTCCACCAGAGCCACCAGCGTAACCAAAGGCTTGTCCACCAAATCCACCAGAGCCACCATATCCATTGCCATCAGTATGACCGTTGTCACCAACATTGAAGTTTCCACCACCACCACCTGCTGCTGTGTAGTAAACAATAGATTTTCCACTACCAGTAGATGTGATA